TTTTATGGTATGTCAAGCAAAGAGGCCATGGATAAGCATAATGGTGGAGTTGCCAACTATAGAACCAGTGAAGGCAAGTGTGTTAGAATTCCATACAAGGGAACTACTGACGAAGTAATCTCTGATATTCTTGGCGGTCTTAGAAGTGTAGGCACGTATATTGGTGCTGGTTCTATTAAGGATTTTGGCAAGAAGACAACCTTTATTAGGGTAAATAATACTCACAACACGGTCTATGAAAAATCATAAATTGTGTATTAATGTTTAGGACATGGACTACAAGCGGATTATTTTGGAACTTTGTACAATTTTTTTTCAAGGAGTAATCCGATGGCAGTACCTAGTTCAAATTCACATCTAAAGAACACAGCAAACGGTGCTTTTACTGCTACCACTGAGGGTGGTACAATTCTAGGCAACGGAACAACTGGTTCAGTTATTACTAAGTCTCTACTGATTAAGGATAGTGCCGTTGATCCTGGTATTCTTCCTGGTCCAAAGGCACTTGCCAATGGTCTAGTGGCAGCCCAGAAGGTTCTATCTGGTGGAACTTTTGCTTATAATTCATCAGAATGGGTTATGATGACAATTGCAACAAGCCTTTCAGGTGTTGCAAATACATCACTACTCATTCCTGGTGCTGATTCAAGGCGTCGTCCTATTGCCCAGTTCGTACATGACTTTGGTGCTAAACTACTAACCATGTGGAGAACTAATCGTTTCTCATGGCTCGGTGTTAAGGCATCTGGTGCGAAGCTTGGCAGCCGCAGACAGTGGACTTCAGCAATCACCTCCGGTGGTTCTGCTTCCGCTGCTCCTCCAACCCTATCCACACAGGATATGCTTGATCCAGTTGCTGGCTCAGATGCTCGCTTTAGCGACTCCGCAGCCAATCCAACAAGAGCAATTCCTGGTGAATTGGTAATGAAGACGGACTTCGTTGATCTTTCAGTCGCCACTGGTGGTGACTTCTTCGACTATAAGCCAATCACTGGCTGATAGTTAGCAAGGTTAGATTTTAGGCATGGGGGAGGCATTTCTTCCCCATGCCCTTCCTTAATCACACAATCACACACAACAGAACGGAATATTTAAAATGACATGGGAATCAGCACATTCAATACTAGAAGGTTTAGGATTAGCCTTCATACCATTCGTGGCATGGGTGTCGTTGCAGATTATTTCTATGGGCAAGCAGATTATAGTTTTGGAGTCAAAAGTGAACGATGCTTTCAGCAAAAGATTAAGCTCTCTTGAGTCAAAAGTTACTTCAATAGAATCAAAACTAGAAATAAAGATAGACAAAATCGAAGAGAATGTCTTAGACTGCAAATTGACAATCAACAATCTTATTGTAGAGAAATTTGACACGATGATACGCAGATGGGAATCCATGAATAAGGAAAAGGAATAATGATTGAAAGATTAATCAAGTCTATTTGTAAGCACTTCGGCATCGAAAAAGAAATGGTTGACAAAGTGAAGACAATCGTTGATAATATAGATGTCGAAGATGATGGTCAAACGGTTCGTATAACATTTAAGGTTGATGACGCAACCGTTATTTTAAAGAAGAACAAGATAAATGAAGGAGAATAGGAATCCATGTCACTAAAATCATTGATGAACTACACTTTTGTATCTAAGTATGCCCGATGGATTCCAGAAAAGAAGAGACGCGAAACGTGGCAGGAAGCAGTTGATCGCGTTCGCCAGATGATGCTGGACGCATATGCTAGTCCAGAGCAGGATGCTGATGGTAAGATTGCTGATCTTATCAATCGTGCTTATGATGACATGAAAAAGAAAAAGATTCTAGGATCACAGAGAGCGTTACAGTTTGGTGGCAGCCCTGTGTTCAAGCATAACGCACGTATTTACAATTGTATTGCCTCATACGCCGATAGGCCACGATTTTTTCAGGAGTGTATGTATCTCCTGCTATGCGGATGTGGCACTGGGTTTTCAGTACAAACACATCACGTAGGAAAACTACCAAATTTCGTAAAGAGCAAGAGCGGCTCAAAGAAGTTCGTTATAGAAGACTCAATAGAAGGATGGTCAGATGCAGTTGGGGTTCTTGTTAGCAGTTATTTTGATGATTGCGAGTTGTTTCCAGGTTATAATGCTAAGAATGTTACGTTTGATTATTCACAGATTAGACCCGCTGGATCACTACTCAAATCAAGTGGAGGAAAAGCACCGGGACCAGAACCGCTTAAAAAGGCTTTAAACAACATCAAAAAAGTTTTTGAGAGAGTTATTAAAAACGGAGGTGATCGACTAAAGTCGGTTGATGCATATGATATTGTTATGTACGCTGCTGATGCTGTTATTAGCGGTGGGGTTCGTAGGAGTGCAACTATCTGCGTGTTCTCGCCGGATGACGAAGAAATGGCAAAGGCTAAGACAGGAAATTGGTTTATAGAAAATCCACAAAGAGGTAGATCTAACAATTCTGCTCTCTTGCTAAGAGATAAAACCACTCTGGAAGAATTTTCAGAACTAATGAGTTCTGTTAAGGAATTTGGAGAGCCTGGGTTTATTTGGTCAGACTCAACTGAGCTTATTGTTAATCCATGCGTTGAGATTGGCATGTGGCCTGTTGATGAAAAGACCGGAGAAACTGGTTGGCAGGCATGTAATCTATCAACTATTAATTGTTCCAAGGTGAAGACAGAGCAAGACTTTTATGATGCTTGCGTGTCTGCTGCTATCATTGGTACACTTCAAGCTGGATTTAGTACTTTCCCATATCTGGGTGAAGTATCTGAGCGTATTATCGCCAGAGAAGCACTGCTTGGTGTTTCAATGACTGGTATCATGGAACAACATGAGATCTGTCTAGATCCAGAAATTCAGAAGCGTGGTGCTACAATAGTAAGAGAAACCAACGAGGAGGTTGCCCATCTTATTGGTATTAACCAAGCGGCACGTACAACATGTGTTAAGCCAGAAGGCACTTCCAGTTGTATTCTTGGAACATCGTCTGGTATTCACCCACATCACGCCAAGCGTTACATTCGTCGCGTTCAGGCCAACAAGATGGAACCAATTTATCAGCACTTCAGAGGCAAGAACCCAAGAGCTTGTGAAGAAAGCGTATGGTCAAATAACGACTCAGATGATGTTGTATCATTCTGTGTTGAGGTTCCAGACGGGTCAAAGACCAAGAATCAGCTTGATGCTGTAGACTTGTTAAACTATGTGAAAAGCACACAGCAGAGCTGGGTTGTAAATGGTACTAATCCTGAGCTATGCACTCAGAAGTGGCTTGTTCACAATGTTTCCAACACTATCAATGTAAAGCCAGATGAATGGGAAGAAGTTACAAACTTCCTGTATGACAACAGACAGTATTTCTGTGGTGTGTCGCTACTTCCAATTGCTGGTGATAAAGATTATGCACAAGCACCATTCACTACTGTCTATCTGCCAACTGAACAGGTACAACGTTATGGTGATGCTTCACTTTTTGTTAGCGGTCTTATTGAAGTTGGCCTAAGATTGTTTGAGGATAATCTATGGGCAGCCTGCGATAGTCTGCTTGGCTTTGGTCAAAAGATTAAGGGCAAAGACAAGCAGGAGTATCTGGAGCGATGCCAACGTTTTGCTGATAAGTACATGAATGGCGACCTAAAGATGCTAACATACTGCATGAAGGATGTATTCGTATGGAAAGAATGGGTTGACATGCGGAGAGAGTATACAGACGTTGATTATACAGAAGTAATCGAAGAGGAAAACAACGTCAAAGCAGAACAGGAATGGGCTTGCTCAGGTGGAAGCTGCGAAATTAGATAAACATAAGAAAGGACTTTATGACAAACATTTTTTCACATGGTGTTACTGTTGTTCCAACGTCTACAAATACTGAACTAAAAGTCTTAAGACTTATTAAGACGGCACAAATGCCAAGAAAATCAAACCCAGATGATGCTGGTTATGATCTTTGTTCTGTGCAGGATTTAGTAATTGATCCAGGTAAAAGAGCCATGGTAAAAACTGGGCTTGTGCTTGGCATACCTTCTGGTTATGTTGGGCTCATTTGGCCCAGGTCTGGATTGGCAGTTAAGAAGGGCATCGACACACTTGCTGGGGTTGTTGACTCTGGATACAGAGGCGAGGTTTGCGTTGTTCTACAGAATCATGGAGATGAGCCAGTAGTAATAGAAATTGGCGATAGAATCGCACAACTTCTTGTTCAGGCTATTGGATGTGTATCTATTGGTGAGGTCACTTCTATGGATGAATCTGATCGTGGGACCGGGGGCTTTGGCAGTACTGGACGTTAAGCATGGCTAATGATCGTATCTTTTGGGCCTGTAAGGCCGTTGCTGTAGATGGAGCATTCTTAAATGGTGTTCAGTCTGTCGGTGTTAGCTCTAGTATTGATAGGGTATTTCAGTCAGACGAGGGCAGGCACTATCAAAAATTTATCTATGAAACCAAAGATAAGACTCATACTATAAACATCAGTAGAGTTCTTTCTTCTGGAGATAGTCTATTCCATCCATGTGCAAGTCACGTAATAGCAGATATTGGCTATGATAAAGGTACATTCGCCACAAAAGATATAGCAATCGTTTATGGTCAAGATGATACTTCTAACATCGGCAATTCTGGGTCATATACTACTGTAACATACTATAAATGTAGAATAACTTCCATATCCTATTCCATGACCGCACAGGGATCTCTTACAGAAGAGATTACACTAGAGTCAAGAATAGCAAAGTACGGAACTAGTGGTGCTTCAGGGCTACCAACATCACCACAATCAGCAACTACACTACGAAGAAAATACATAGATATTCTATCATCTACATTACCTTCTGAAGTTACCACGGCATTTACTAATGGTTTAGAGGTTGATAGCCAAACTGTCTACGGTATACAGGAAATCAATATTCAACTCACGTTTACATACACTAATATTGTTAACTATGGAAGCCCATGGTCTGGATATGATGCAGATGAGAATGTAAATGATTACTTTTTCCTACAGATGCCAGTAGGAATTTCATGTTCTTTTACTGGTCTGAAACGTGATAACTTTGCCACATTTGATATTGGCAAGGATTCACCAGCTAGTGAATTAGCAGATAATAAATCTATTGCTATTGTTACCTCTGATTTTACTTTTAACCTTGGGGCTAAAAATTATCTATCAGATTTCTCAGAAAGCGGAGCAGACGCGGGAGGTTCAAATGCTAGTATTACATTAACCTACGAAAACAAAAACAATGATTTTACAACATCCTAAGAAGGTGACAAAACATGTCAAGAAAAAAACCGCTAACGCCTTTAACTCCTGCAAAGAAAAAGGCTCCACCAACAAAGAAAGTACTCAAGCCAAAAAGCCGTAACCAAGCAGATTATATCAAAGCAATGAATAATTCTGACGTTACATTCTGTAGTGGTCCTGCCGGTTCTGGTAAGACTGCATTATCAGTGGGCTTGGCTTGTCAGTATTTGCTAGAGGAAAGGATTGATAAGATCGTAATCACAAGACCAGTGGTAGAGTCTGGTCGCGGTCTTGGGTTTTTGCCAGGGACACTTACGGAAAAGATTTTGCCATACCTCATTCCAATTATTGAGGAAATGAAGCTATATCTAACCCCAGATACTTTTAACATGGCTAAGTCTAAGAACATTATTGAGCTTTGTCCGCTAGAATATATGCGTGGTAGAAATTTCCACAAAACATTTATGATACTAGACGAAGCACAGAATGCGACATATGAACAAATTAAGATGTTTTTAACACGAATTGGAATTGATTCCAAGGCTGTTATTAATGGCGACGTTACTCAGACAGACCTACCAGAAAATTGTATTGGTGGTCTTGATGATTGTATGTACAGACTGTCAGACATTAATGGGGTTTCTCTATGTAGATTAACTCCAACAGATATTGTGCGTAATAAAATTATTGCGGATATTATTGCTCGCCTGTGAAAAAACAGAGATTCTGATTGATTACTATGTGGAGGCTAGCACCCGTTAGCCTCCCATTATTTGAAGGAGAACAAAATGCCAACGTATGATTTTGAATGTGAGAAATGTGCTTACTATACTGAGATCTTTCAGCCGCACGACGCACCATCTGTTCACGTATGCCCACACTGCGGGAAAAACGAACTAGTCAAGGTGTTTATCTCGCCCCCAAATTTTTTCGTCAGAGGCGATCCTGGCACTGTTCAGCATCTAGCAGACAGAAATACCCAAAATATGGGTCATTATGAGCTACAAGACAAACAAGCTGCTGATAACATTAATAATCCAAAAGAGCAGGAAAGACGCAAGGTTCGCCAGGAGCAGCGTAGAATCAATAAGATGACTCCGCAGCAAAAGCTAAACTGGATTAAGAATGGTGATTGATCATGGGGATGAATGAAGAGTCAAAACATATTGCTAGGCGTGACTGCCCACACAATGTTACTGTGACAATGAAAGTGGACATTCGCAAGATGAATAATGATGGGCTACTTGAGCCAGAGATTATTGGAAACAGACTGCTAGAAAAGTATGGTATTACTACAAAAGCTCAGTTCTCATTTAATGCAGTAAACGAGGCAGAGGCGATTAGGATTCTTAAGGCAAAAATGGAGAAACTTAACGAATGGATAGACTAACAGAAGACGACCTGAAGGGACTAAATCTTCCAGACCCAGATGTTGCCGATATTGTCTTCTTGGATAAGAATGGCAAGCCAACCCAAAAGGAAGATCAAGCTGTTGTGAAGCTAGTAACCACCAGCGGTAAGACAAATCATTTCGTAAAGTATGCCCGTGGAGAATTGGTTGATCCACATCATACAGATTCCAGGCAGTACCTGACTCAAAAGCTTTTTAAGTTTAGAAAGGTTGATGCCAAGACGTATGAACGTTATGAGAAATTTCTAAAGACCAAGAATACATTGTACTACACTCAAGCCCGAAGACTTTTAATGAGGAGTTCTTGATATGAAGAAGGGACCGCTTTCAAATTCAGATAAGGAATACATTGCTGAGAATCTAAAGATGTCAGCAGAGGAACTATCCGAAGAGCTAGAAAGATCACTAAAGGCTGTAACTGCTTATCGTGATTCACTTACTGCAAATAAGAAAACAGAGGTTATTAAGAAGCCAACAGACATGGATCTATATGCCAGAAATAAAGAGTATGGTGTTGTAATCATGACTGAGAATGCGTCTTCTGCGGCAGACGATAAGAGAAAGAAAGAGCCTAAGACAATGAGTCACATTCGTAAGTTACGTAGTGCAATTCATAGGATCAAGGAGTAAAATATGCTATGTACATCCATTGACCCATACTTTGAGGATCTGTGCTATAATAAGCTATACATTAGCTGGCAGATTACTTTAAACGATGGGACTAAAGTGTACGGAGATTATGATCGTCCAGGCTTTGAAAACCCATGGTTGCGTTTGAAGAAGCATTGTGAGGATAATGATCTATTTATAACAAAGGTCGAGCTACACATGTTTGGAGCACCAGCAGAGGTTTTCTTTGAAGACCCAGATGGGCTTGATGGGGTTGTGGTAATGCGTGGCATGGCAAAGGATCAAGCCATGGACGGATCACACTCCCAATCGTTTCAAACACTAACTGTTGGATTACTAAGAGATGACTGTTCATGTTTAGATATTTCTAAATACACATGGCCCATCTCAGAGCTTGAACAAAAAACAGGAACGCGAGTATTAACGCCCGAAAACCTTAAACACATGATTTTTAAGAATGGATCACCAAAAAAGCAACACGAAGAAGTACAAAAGCATCTCAACAGGTGAGCCTTGTTCTGCTGCACAATACGTAGCAGAGATGTTATGTATGCGTAAGCGTGAACGTGAAAACGTTGGCAGTCTTGAGTTTAAGTTTTGGAACAAGTCCTATAGGGACGAGTACCAAGTACAGATCAGGGTTGCTAACAAAGTTATAAAGAAGTATGGCGAAGAGGCTTTACTTCACTATCTAAAGAGCCCAGCGAATAAACGTATCTACTCGCTGGGTTTTCTTCACTCTTCTAAAAAATTTGTATTGATTACCAAGTGGATTGAAGAAGGTATCAAAAAAAGTGCCGCAATAATAGCAGAGGAAAAGAAGAAAGTCAAAACTGTTGTGAACACTGATAACCTTGTATACAAACCTCGCAAATCATTCGGAAGTAAAAACTCCTTAGTTAACAGGCTCAGAAAGGCAGACGATGGCAAAAAACAGAATTGAAAATGACTACGTTCAAAAGTTGATCAAGGAATATGGAAACATTATCATTAATGGTAATGAACTACTAGAGGAGCAAAAGAATCTCAAGGTTATAAGCGTCAGTCCCGCTATTGATCTTGCTCTTGGTGGCGGGATCAGGGAAGGCTCATGGGTAACTCTTACTGGAGATCCAAAGAGCGGCAAGACCACAACCGCTATGCAGATAGCGTGTAACTGCCAAAAGGAAGGCAGACCAATTATCTATCTAGATGTTGAGGGCCGACTAAAGGAAATGAATTTTGAGGTTCCAGAGCTTGACCCAGCAAAGATGAAGATTATTCATCCAGAGGATAAGCCAATTCCGGCAGAAGACTTTCTGGACATTGCCTATAAGCTAATGAGTCATCCAGATTTCCATGGCTCGGTTCTTATCATAGACTCCATATCGTCTCTTATGCCTGCAAAGGAATTGGATGGAGATATGAGTGCTGGACGAGCGGGTCTACCTAAGATTCTGTCTGTCTTTACGAAAAAGATGGGACAGTTATTGCCACGGCAGCGTGGCTTGGTGATTGCTATTACTCACTACATTGCTAACACTTCTGGTTTTGGTAAAGCCAAGATGGCAGACGGTGGCAATAAGATTCAGTATCAGGCAGATACTAGAATGGAAATAGCTGGTGGCGGGGAAAAGGTTTCTGCTGTCACCCCATGGGTTAATACCAAAGGTGATAGAATTGGTCAGGCTGTAAACTGGAAGATCGTTTGCTCATCTATGGGTCCACCTGGAGGTAATGTCCAGAGCTGGATTAGATATGGCAAGGGGATTGATAAGGTACAAGAAGTTATTATCCTGGCTATGGATGTTGGCATGATTGAAAAGGCTGGAGCATGGATGACTTGTTCGTTCATGAATGAACTACCAGAACTAGTCAAGAAGATCAAGCCAGATGTTGACGTTTCTGATCCAGAAGCAGTATCTAAGGCTTTTAAGTTTCAGGGACAGGATAATCTCTACGGATTCTTTGCTGAGAACCCAGAGGTTGGGGTAGAACTAGAAAGAATGATTAAGGAGATGTTATGAACATTAAGGGTCTAGACGGCAAGGAATATGTTTGGAATCCAACCAACTGCCAAGCTAAAGCGTCGTCACGATCCGCACTTCACAAGAAGGCAAAGGCTTTGCTTGATGAGGTGTTTACTCATGATAGAGTTCTACAAGAAGTTTCTTTGCCTGGAACCAAAGACCAGTATAGAAAAAGCACACTGCGAGGCGATTTGTTTATTCCGAATCGTAAGATACTGGTTGAGGTTCACGGCGAACAACACTATAAGTTTAACAAGTTCTTTTACAAGAGCAAGCTAGACTTCTATCGTGCAAAAGCAAGAGATAATGACAAGAGAAACTGGTGTGAGATAAATGACATTACACTAATAGTCTTTAACTACGATGAGGACATTGATGAGTGGAGAAGAAAGATTTAAAGAATTTGTAGAGAACATTGATAGATGGTCAAAGGCTATTGGCATAAGAGAAGTTAAGATAAGCGACGACATAGAGGAAGCGTTAAATCTTGATGGATCTAGGTTAGACTCTCTAACATACGCACAATGCCATAAGTATGCATACGATTTGTATTCGTATTCTAATCATCTTGAGTCCATGCTTTCAGCAGAAAAGGTAAAGCTGCAATGGGCAGATGAAAGTATCTGGTACATTATTGCCAACAAAATAAGTCAGTATGGAGGGCAGTATGCCAAATGGCAGGAGAAATACTATAACTGTGTTAGGGAAAACCCCTTGGCTTCTGAGATACTGAAGATCAAGAATAATGCTCAGGCTCGCGTGGAAACCCTTCAGGCCAAAGTGGACAACATTAAAAAACTATCAGATATCCTACTCAATTTAGCCAGGAGAAAATAAGATGGCACTTAAAGAAGCACTAAAATTGATGAGAATGGCACTTGACAGTGGCGATCCAGAGCTTATAATGATGGCGAAGGACATGGTGGATAGTCTTGAGTCTAGCACTCCAAAGAGAGAGCCAGACACTAAGCCTAAAGCACCAGAACCAGTTGTAGAAAGACCACGGGCAGTTTCTCCCAGAAACGTCAATGATGATTTCACAATGGTGCGTGATGAGGCTAAGGGTTCTTCTGCCGTGCCTGTAAATCAGGTTAAGAGAGAAATACAGTTTGTTGACGATGGATCGGATAGGGATATAGCAACTCCGTCTGTTTCTCCATCTGAAAGAAAGAGAAAGCCATTCAAGAAGGTATCGCAGGTATGTGGTAAGTGTAGCCAGTCTTATGAGGTTCACCCAGCACATGCCCGTGATAATTACATTTGCGACAGATGTATAAGGTCACGATGAAAAAGAAAACAACACAAAAGCAACTATTTAATCCTGCGGCAGAGAGAGCCGTTCTGGCTGGGTTATGTCAGTACGGTCTTGATGCCTATCTAGAGGTAGACTTCGTAGACGAAGACTGCTTCAATGATACTATGAATCAGGTATTATTTTCCTGCATTCATAAGTCTGTCATGGAAGGCTCTAAGGTAGACTTAACGTCTATTCTCTCGGCAGCAAGCGATCTTGGAATTTCGGATCAGCTTAACAACAAAGAAGAGATTGGCTTTATCCGATCTCTTTTTAATTTCCCTATCCATAAAGAAAATGTCGCCTCCCATGCCGCCAAGATTGCCAAGCTAAAACTAGCACGGCAACTACAGAAAACATTATCTGCCTGCTCTCAGCAGTTAGGTGACATTTCTGGTGATGAGGATGTGCTTGACATTGTATCAAAAATTGAAGAGCCATTGTTGGATGCCACTGGATCAATCTATGAATCATCCGACAAAAAGACTGAGATTATTGGTGCAGATGTAAAGGACTATGTAGAGTACCTTATCTCAAACCCAAGCGATTATGCTGGTATTCCAAGCGGATTTCCACAGTACGATAATGCTATTGGTGGCGGGCTTAGAAGAAAGTCTGTTGATCTTGTTGCTGCTCGTCCAAAGGTTGGTAAGTCCATGTTTGGAGAT